AGGACCACAGGCTGCATCTAATCGTAAGATTGCATTCCTAAGACATCATGACTGGGAGAAACAGATCGGAGTATTCAGTAAGTTACAAGAGGATGACAATGGACTCTTTGCTGTGGGTAGATTAGGCACCTCAACAATGGGAGAGGATGCCTGGAGAGATTATCAAGAGGGTATCATAAAAGAGCATTCAGTAGGATTCCAAAGGGTATCTGATAAGACTAAATTTGTAAAGGATAGTTCTAATCCATTAGGAGGATTCACACTACTTCAAGAAGTAAAACTTTGGGAGGGTTCGGCTGTTACCTTTGGAGCAAATGAGTTGACTAATGTGGTTGACATCATGAAAAGCGAAACTAAAAAAACTTATATAGATAAGATTTCAGATGATTTACAAACAGTAATCAAAGCCTTAGCAAATGGAAAGGGGTCAGATGAGCGTTTGTTTGAACTCGAAATGAAAGCCAACTTTCTGTCAAGTCAATTGACTTTACTCGCACAAACAGAACCGGAAAGCCATTCTGTTGAATTGTATGAGCCGGAGCAAAAAGCATTTGATTGGAGTGAGGTAATTAGTAAACTTTAATTATTAATTTTTTTTAAACTAAAAATGGAAAACAATTTAACACCTGAGCAAGTTGTTGAAAAAATCAACGGTTTGTTCTCTGAAAAAATGGCAACAGTTCCTACAAAGGATGAGGTTGCACAATTGAAAAGCGAGCTTGATAACTTCAAGTCTATCGAAGTTAAGAACTCTGAAATGGAGAAAGCTATTGCTAAAATGGAAGGTCGTATTGAGGCTATGTCTGAGAAGGCAGTTGATGCACCTAAGGATGTTAAGACTGACACTACAATTGATGGAGATTACTCTGGTAATGTTGCATTGAGTGTATTAGAGCCAGGAGTAAACAGAATTGCACGTCCTATTCGTAGAATACGTGAGATTTCTAATGTAGGAACAACTACATCAAAATTCGTTACTTACATCCAACAAACTCAAAACGTTACTCCAGGAGCTGAAGGAACTCTATGGGTAAATGAGGCTGGTGCAAAATTCAATGGAGAGGTTAAGTATGAGGAGGTATCTGAGGAAGTTAAGAAAATTGCTGCTTACATCAAGGTTTCAAAAGAGATGTTGGCTGACTTATCATTCGTTAGATCTGAAATCAACACTGAATTGATGGAAGCTATTGAGCAAAACATTGATTTTTCATTAGTAAATGGTAACGGTGGTGTTGACTTAAATGGTTTATTATCTGTTGCACCGGCATTCTCTGCAGGTACATTTGCAGGTACTATCCCAGGAGCAAACATTTCTGACTTAATCAGAGTTGCTAAGGCTCAGATTCAAGCTGCTAATTTTCAACCTACTCACGTAGTATTAAACCCAGAGGATGTTGCTAAAATTGAGTTGACTAAGACATCATCTGGTGAGTACACTTATCCTGCATTTTGGGATGCTAATATGATGTTGGCTGGTTTGACTATCGTATCTTCAAACAACATCACTGCAGGTACTTTGGTTGTTGGTGACTTCACTAAATTCAACATCAAGTTCAGAGAGGACATGAATATGTCAGTAGGATATGAGAATGATGACTTCACTCGTAACATGGTTACTATCTTATGTGAGGCTCGTTTGGTAGCTTACATCAAAGGTAATGATGTTAATGCGTTTGTTCAATCAGATATCGCAACTGATATAGCTCTAATCAACGACTAAAATTCAATCCATTATGGAAAAGAAACCACGCAAAAAGAAAGTTGCTAATGTAGAACTTGAGAATAAGATTGAGGCTCCACAGGTTGAGGCGGTTGAAACTGTTGAGGCTGTGAGCTTAGATCCATCCAAAGAGTATACATTCATTAGCAATGGCACCTTCCCTGGCCTTGCAAAAGGTCAAATATGGAAGATGTTAGGCTCAAAGGCAGAGGCATTGGTTAAAAAAGGATATGGTAAAATAAAATAAAATGATACTTTCAATTCAAGATTTTACGGGCAAATATCAAGTATCTACAGGTATGTATGATCAAGCTAAATTGCAGGATTATATCAACCGGTATGAGCCAAGATATTTAAAGGAGTTGTTTGGGATTACTTTTTACAATGAGTTTAAAAGTGACCTATTAAACAATGTACCTCAAAGCCCTAATTTCTTAGTCTTATTTAATCCATTATCGGAGGACATGGGATACAACTTTTATTATTTCAATGGAATATATGAGGGTGTAAATCAATTGGACTCAGAGGGGATAAAAGAGATGTTGAAAGGATTTATTTATTTTGAATATGTCAAAGACTTGAGTAACCAAATCACGCCAATAGGATTAGTTAAGCCAGATAATGAGAACAGTACAGTGGCTAATACTTTATTCAGCATGATGTACACTCGTTATAATGAGGCAATACGGTCCTATAATTCAATTCGAGATTTCATAAGATATACCACAGCTCCCCCATTAGGTCAAGCAGTTACACTGAATTTGACAAGTGGGGGCACTGGATATGTCAATCAAACAAATGTAAGTTTAACAGGAGGCACAGGCACAGGGTTGAAAGTTGACATCATAGAGGATGGCTCAGGAGTAGTTGATGAGGTTACCATAACACAAACAGGAACCGGCTACACAATAGGTGACACGTTCACTTTACCTGGTGGGAATAATGATGCCACAATAGAGCTTACATACGTTGGCATAGGTGATTATAGAAAATTCAGAGGAGTTCCTAAATTAACAGCGTATTGGTTATGACACAGGATGTATCACAGGCAGTTGAGGATTTAGTTGCTCAGATAGATAATGAGATACTTGGGTTGTATGATCCAATTCAGCAAAAGACAATCACATGTGACACGTCTTATGCAAGGGTTGGAAAGTACATCACAGATCCTATTAATGGTCAATTGTTAATCACAGCCATTGAGACAGATGAGTGGATTCAGGCAGGTAATGCTACAGGGGTGTTGACACTTCCACAGCCTTACTTTGTGCCAGGCACTAAGATAGCAGCCAACAATGAATGGACAGCAGTCAGCAATGACCTCACACAAAAGACTCCATTAGTATGGTTGTTGCATGATGTGAGATATCAAAAGTTTGGACGTGAAAGTGTTTACGAATGGGAGAGTGACTTGAGGATATTTTTCCTTGATGAGACTGACATTGTGAACTACTACACAAAGGACCACATTGATAATGTTGTTGTTCCAATGAGTAAGCTCGCTGGCAAGTTCATTGAGGTGATTGATAACAGTCCATCATATAAAACTCTGGAGGGCTATGAGGTTGTGAACTTCACTCGGTTTGGAACTGAGCAGGCAAATGGTTATTTTCAAAACATATTGGATGCAAATTTAAGTGGTGTTGAGCTACGAATAAAATTAACGAAATATAAACAGAATTGTAAATGCTAAAAAATAGAAAAAATGGCAGGATGTAATTGTAATGCTGGTCTTGGCAACACAGGGAGACCAGGGTGCGTTCCTATTCAGAGCGTAACAAGTAAATTAATAATGGTTCCATTGAATGCCAATGATGGAACATTGAACGGGATAGATTTATCTGCTCCACTTCCAACATGGAATAGCTTAGTAAATGAGCCAGATGCATCAAAGAGATGGTTCCCTTTACCGGCATTTGAGAATGTAGAATTACCAAAGGCAGAGTCTCAATTTGAAGAGGCTAACTCAGGACGTATGGCATTCCTAAGAGAAGGTAAAAGATCATTCTCTGGTGAGTTATGGGGAGAGGATTCAACTCCAACCTTATTAGGTAAAATGAAAGCAGGTCGTTGTGTGAACTTCGGAGTGTATGTTGTTGACGTAACAGGTAACTTAATTGGTTCAAAAGTGAATGGATATTTATATCCTATCCCTGTAGATAACCAATCATGGAACCCTACATTCATGTTTGCAACAGATTCAACTGTACAGAAAATCATGTTAACATTCGACTTTGATCGTTTGTTTGATGATTCAACTATGTACATGATTACAGCAACAGAGGCAAACCTTGACTTCAACACATTGACTGGATTGATTGATGTTAACTTAGCGGTTGCATCTCAGGTTACAACTGTTTCAGTTACATTGGATGCTACATTTGATTATGGAACAGCATTGAACCCTATCTTACTTCAAGGTGTGACATCTACGTCTGACTGGGAGATATTTGATGTAACCAACCAGTTATCATTAGGATCTCCAACTGGTGTATCTGAGTCACCTGCAGGAACTTACACTTTATTGAAAGCGTTTGTATCTGGTGATGACTACACAGTGTCAGTTGTTAAGGATGGATTTACAGGTTCTGTAACATTCACAGCGGCTTAATAGTTCAAACTATAAACTCAAAAAAGAGACTCGTTCAGAAATGTGCGAGTCTTTTTTTATACCTTTGATTTTGAAATGGAGGAGGCCATCAACTTACTGGATAATATTGCAGCTTTTTTAAAGCCAGATGAGGTATGGAAGAGAGTATTTTTAGATAAAACCTTGCAGAACACTATCATAGTGGAGTACATTCAACAGGATCAGTTACTCAATGAGGGTGTTGATGAGACAGGTAATCCATTAAGGAATAAAGATAATGGTCGCACCACTTATTCTGAAACTACTGAGATGTTAAGTGATGGTAGGAAGAGAGCAGGTGAGCCATATAATTTGTTTGATAGTGGTGATTTCTACAGAAGTATGGTATTTTTGTTGGGAAAAGATTTTTTTGAAATAGATGCAGATCCAATTAAAGGCAATGATAACTTATTTACAAAATTCGGGGAGGGCATTATTGGGCTCACTGAGGAGAGCAAAAATAAATTACAAATCGAACTCCTCGAAAGGTACGACAAAGAGATTAGAAGGATATTATCAGAGTATTGAGGACCTTCCAATCTATAATTGGTATAAATGCTTAGGCGGTGAGTTAAAGTTCCTTAGAACGGCTCAAAAAGGCTCAGAGCAAAATGATTTAATCATGTGGGAACAGATACATGATGAGTACATTAAGGAGTTTGGACTGTCAAAGGTGCATGCAAAGATATTGAAAGTGATAAAAGACAAGGCAATACAGGAACTGGAGTATGTAATTACAGGTGATCGGTTTAAATTGACCTTGATTGAGATGGAAGAGACCAGATTAAAGAATATTTTGAACACTGCAGGCGGTGGAGTAGGGATTGAGGAGATGTTAATCCACATGTCGAAGTGGTTAGGTCAATGGATTAAGACAAAGGAGATAAGTGTTAAAGAGTTCTTTACACTACAAAGAGAATATGAACGTTATTTAAAGGCACAAAATGGCAAAAAAGATAAGTAGCAGTGATTTATTTGAGCAGGAAGACCTGTTCAAAGGAGTTAGGGATTCAGCAACTAAGACACTTGCAGTGTTTAATGAGTTACAGGCTGAACTTAAAGCGACTGCAACAGGTTTGAAAGGTGAACTTGCTGCCAATACTCAGGCATCAACTGCACAATTAAAGCAATTTGGAGCGGCAACAGAGCAGGCAAATAAGTTAATGCAGCAATCAATACAGATTGAGAAGTTAAAAGCCCAGGCAGACCAACAAAAGATAAAGGCAGAGCAGGAAATTGTCAAGCTCCAAAAGATGCAGGCTCAGGAACTTGCAAGGGTAGCAAAGGAACAGGAGAAAGCGGCTAAGTTGGCATCAAGTGAGGCAAGTGCCTACAGTAAATTGAGTGCAGAATTAAACAAAGCCCGCAAGGCTTACAAAGATTTGGCAGTTACCAACCAAGAAAACACAGCAGAGGGCAAAGAATTACTTGATACTGTAACACGTTTGGATGCACAACTCAAAAAAGTTGATGCAACTGTTGGGCAACATCAGAGAAATGTAGGTAATTATGAGGGTGCGACTAAGAGTTTAAAGCTACAATTAAGGGAGTTAACTCAGCAATTGCAGAACATGGACTCATCTGATCCAAGATTCCAACAAATGACACAGCAAGCCGGTGCATTAAAGGACCAGATTGCAGATACTAATGCTGTGGTAAAAGCCACTGCAGGTAGTGCAATGGAAAACTTTGCTGGTTCTGTTGCCAAGGCAGGGCAAATTGGTGTGCATGGCAAAACTTCAGGCTCTTGCCGGATTAGGTGATGCATTAAAGACATTGGGTGGATTAGGTGACATGCTTACTGAGATTAGGGCAGGATTCACAGCGGCAATTGCTAAAACTTTTCAATTTACAGCTGCTCAAAATGCTCAAAATACAGCTGTTGCAGCGGGAAGTACAGGATTCACAAACATGGGCAAATCTGCTAAGGCTGCATTGAGTGGTATTAGGGGTGGTATTGCAGCAACTGGGATAGGACTTTTGGTTGTCGCATTGGGTACTGTGGTTGCTTATTGGGATGATATTAAGGCGGCTGTTGGTGGTGTATCTGCAGAGCAAAAGAAATACAATCAACAACTGGATAAAGATATTGCAGCCAATAAGTTAAAAGGTGAGATGCTTAACGCTCAAGAAAACACTTTAAAACTACAGGGCAAAAGTGAAAAGGAGATTATTCAATATAAGATTAATCAACTTAATACAGATATTAAACTTGCAGAAAACAAATTGAAGTCACTTGAAATGACTGCTAAGTTAGAATATGATGCGGCTGTAAGGAATAAGGGATATGCTGAAATGTTTTTTAGAATGCAGTTGGAAGGTTACATGCTTGTGTTTAGAGCCATGGCCTTACCAATTGATGCTGTACTTGAGACTGCCAACTTAGTTAGTGAGGCATTGGGGATTGGTAAAATTGCAACAACAAATATCAATAAAGAAATTAGTAAGATGACTGCTCAGGGGGCTGACTTTTTATCTGGTTTATTATTTGATCCAAAGTCAATAAATGAGGAAAGTAAAAAGGCAATTGATGCACAAAAGTTAGTTGTTACACAAATGAAAGGAGAGCGAGATGGATTGATACTTAGCCAAAAAGAAGGTAATAAAAATGCATCAAAAGACGCAATAAATAATGCCAATGATACTGCTCAAAGTGAGATTGATATCCAACGCAGATTAGAGGATGAGAAAATGGCAATCAGAGAGGAGAGCAGGAAAAAAGATTTAGATGCGTTGGCTCTTGATTACAAGCGTAAATTAGAGGATGCAAACACTGAGCTCAAAGATGACAAAGAGAAGGCGGCTAAGATAGCACAATTACAGGCTCAATATCAAGAGAGTATTAGAGCAAAGCAAAAAGAAATCAATGACAAATGGGATGCTATTGATGCAGAGGCAGAGGCTAAATTGGTTGCTCAAATGATTGCAGATGATCAAAGAATTTATGATGCTCAAAAGAAATTAAGAGATGCAGAGACAGCCTTAATGAAGGATGGACTTGCAAAGGATAAGAAACTAATTGAAGATGCTTACCAGGATGAGTTGTGGGCATTGCAGAACCAATTAGATGAGAAGAAAATTACTCAGGAGGAGTATGATAAACTCACTGCATTAGCTTATAAAAATAGAAACAAACAAATCAAAGCAGCGGAGGATAAGGCAGATCAAGAGCAAAAGGAAAGTGATAGAAAAAAGAATGAAGAAAAATTAAAAACTACACAGGAGTTCGCACAAAAGGCTACTGACTTTTTAAAGAAACAATCTGATGAGAGAATTGCATTGATAGATAAAGAGATTGCAGCGGCTCAAAAGCAAGCAGATTTCTATCGAGATTTAGCAGCCAATGGTAACATCAATGCACAACAATCATTAGCTGAGCAAGAGCGTATCATTGCAGAGTCCAACAGGAAAAAAGAGAGAGAGCAAAAGAGACAGCAAAGGATGGAGCTGGCTAATACCATATACCAAACCTATGCAAGTCACGCTGCAAAGGATCCTAAAACAGCCCTAATGAATACTATTAAGGATGCAAGTTTATTACAGGCTTTCATTAGTTCACTGCCAATGTTCTACGATGGAACAGAGGACACTGGAAGAGGTGGAGGAGTAGATGGTAAAGGAGGCTTTCACGCTGTGTTACATCCACATGAGAGAGTTATTCCTAAGTCATTGAATGATCAGATAGGTAACTTAACAAATGAGCAGTTAACAAGGCTTGCAATGGAGTATCAAAATGGGCGGTTAGTTGGTCAGGATGTGGCTCATAGCTCATTGGATTTGGCTATTATGGTTAATGAGTTGAGAGACTTAAAAGAGGTTATCAAACACAAACCAGAAACCAACATCCAACTGGGAGAGATAACACAGTCAGCAATGGAGATAGTACAGTCCACTCGCAAAGGTAATACGACAATATACAACAGATTCAAAGTTAGATCATGAGACATTTATTAAATGGCATTGAGGTAAGTCCACGTAACAGGGATTCAATTGGGGTAGTGAGTGACTTCACAGGCAATCCAGATGTATTGAGTTTGAATGTGGATACTCTTATCCTACCAAGAGAGGCAAATCAATATATCAAAACATGGATACAAAATAATGGTTTGTTCCTGGGCATTCCTTACACTGTTGAGATGGATGGTAACATTACACTTGATTACTACATTGACTTGTCAGATTCAAGTGCTAAGCCTATTGTCAGACAGCATGAGATTGAGGTCAAGTTAAAGAGGCGTAATGGCTCAGACACATTCTGGGAGAAAGCTCGAGGTACTTCATTTGATTTGATGATCAAAGATAATCCAACCTATTTTGACACTAAAAGATTAGGATATATAGTTGTAAGGGATGACGCTGCTATGATGGCATTTCAATTGAGTGTCTCAATATTTATGATGACTATTCAATTAGTACAATCAATCAAAGACTTTGCAGATAGACTTGCAGAAACCACAACCACTCCATTGCAGGGTGCGTTAAAGTGGGTAATTCAAATCATTTACTGGATAAGTGTATTGGCTGCCATTATATCATTACTTAGTCAATTATTCCCTATATTATTCCCTCGAATAAAGTACTTCAAAGGGTTGTATTACTCAGAGATATTCAACAAAGGATGTCAATTTTTAGGATATACTCCACTTCCATCTGATACAATATTCAACGTTCAACCAGGTTGGTTTACTTTGCCGGTTCCATTGAATGAGGATAATGATAGTTTCTTTGATGGTATATCTAATGACTTAGCAGATCCAAAGAATAAACCAACATGCTCTGCATCTGACACTACTCCAACCTTTGGAGCATGGCTTGATGAGGTGTTAAAGCAATTCAATGCAAAGTTATTCATTGATCCTGTAAATAAGACTGTGAGAATTGAGAGAAGAGACTGGCTTGATAATCAGACATCCTTACAGATTGATCCTGCATTAAACATGCAACCGGAAAGGGATGAGCAATTCACTTACAATACAGAAGAGACATGGAAGAGATATTACATAGCTTACACATTAGATTACACTGATGCTCACACTGTGGATGGTAAGATGTTTGCAAGGCATCAAGCGGAGTACTCAACTGAGAATAACGTTCCAACAACCAATGCAGACCTTGTTACAATAAAAGGATTGAATGAGGTTAGAATTAACTTTGCAATGGGAGCTCCAAAAGGAAAGTTGAGTTTCATTGAGCTGTTGGCAATTCCATTCTTTGCCCTGGCAGATTCTGTTACATCCACATTTGCATCTATTGGCATTGGCAATGCAACAAATTATGTTGCTCAGGTATTGGATAGAATAAACGTGTTAAAGGTATCTAATGAATACTTTGGTATTACAAAAAGTTTATATGTTAAGCAGGCACCTGCAGGTGGAAATAAGGTAAGCCTTGACACTCAATTCTATGATACCAGATACAGTGCAACAGCCCTATGGGATGAGTTTCATTACATTAATTTCATAGCAAATAATGATTATATTATACACGAAGAGGCTCGAATAAGATTAAGACAATCTCAATTTGTATCTTTGCAGAACAATAATTATATTTTTACCAACAATAAATGGTGTGAGGTGCTCAGAATAGAGTGGATTGATGAGAAGAGTGCAGCAACAATCACCTATAAAGAGCCGCTTGATTGGGCAAATGGTAAAGTAACATTGTTAAAAATAAACTAATGACACAGGAACAAGCTAATGAACTCAAAGCAATGTCAGAAAACCTTGCTAATTCACTTCAAGGGGTGTTATCTATGGCACACATGGCAATAAAAGAGGTAGCAAAAGACAATCCAGAGCAGGCAGATGAGCTGTTAAGGGATTTATCAGAGGCACAGCAGGCAAAAGACATGAGTCAAATCAATAACTTAATGAATAAGTATGCCAATTATAGTAAGTAATCAGAATTACAATGACATGTTTAATGTCAATCTGGGGTTTTATAGAGCCAATGCAGGTGACAAACAAACTTATACATGTACATTAACAGAAAACATCTCAATAACTGAGACGCCTGCTATAGTATTGAGTTACTTTGCAGGTCAAAACCAGATAAGTTTATCCGGTGCGAGCTTTTTATCAGAGGGCTTTTTGGCAGGTGATGATATTGAGGTAATAATTTACAATACCAATGGTAATATCCATCATACAAATACTGTTGAGATAGTAAGTGTGACTGCCAATTCAATGGTAGTAAACGCAACGTTAACCTGGAAGAGTGGAACGCAATATGTTTACATCATAGCAAAGCAAAAAGGCGGCTCAAAAAGGAATGGATTAGAACTTAATCTAAACTTTATACAGCAGACTGCATCACTGAGTGCAAATAGCTTAATAGATGGCTCAGTAAACAAGATACTATTCAACCTCACAGGCACAACCAATGGTCAAGTTGTAACAGGTACTCAGGTTGGTATCATGTCAGGGCAGTATGCTGTGAGTGCAACCATAACTGACCAAACAACTTATCCAAATAAGACCAGGACTTATGATTTAGAGGTGGAGTTTATTCAAAACGGTCCAATGTTGCAGTCAAGTTTTGATTTTGGCAACTGCTTACGAACTTATTTCGGCACAGTTTGGCAGCGTACTTATGGCAATCCAAACAATAATACAACTTTTGTAATCAGTGAGAGTGCAGATACTGGATGGTTTGATGAGCCATTTAATTTAGGTGTTGCCAATGCTACTCTTGTGAGTGGTATTACAGGCCTTGAGTTCAACACAGTTCAAACAGGAACCATCTCAATTGATTCTGCAAGTGCATCCTTTGGATTTGGTGCAGGATATATGCCAGTGGATGCCACATATTATAAAAATCAAACAATAGACCAGAGTGAATTAAGCATGCTGGCTGAAACTCAGACAAGTGCAGCTCCGATTATACTCACGTCACCACTTAATCCAAGTGGAGCAGGATACACTCTTGAATTTAGCAATCCGGTAACTGTTGGAACAGTGACCACATGGGACTGGGAATTTACTCCAAACGCTGCATTTATAACTTTCATGGATGCACGCAGTATTGGTGATCGGTTATTCTATATTTGGGCCAAGTATGGAACAGTAAACTTGTTATTATTTGAGGACCAACTAAGTGAAAAGCCACCAGCTCCTGGAGTATTGGATATGGTTGTTCATAGATTTGTTGATCACTCAGAAAACTTTGCAGATGATAATGTGACTAAGTTAGGATTTGAAGGTAATCTTGAGGATGACATTGCATTCATTGGCAAGTTTTTAGTTCCTATCAATGCGGATATCAAATACACTAAGGCTGAGATATGGTCAGTTAATGCAGTGACTAATGAGGAGTTCTTATTGAATAGCTCTTATTTTGATTTTACAGCTATTCCAAAGGTCGGAGGATATTATCCGGTTAATCTATCTCAAAGTGTTATAACAACTCTTCCAACAACATCTGAGAAACTGACTGCACAACTTGAGAGAGATGCGTACATTGACACTGTTACTCATTATGGTATGAGGGTTTACTTGCCATTCTTTTACAGCTGGCAATATTGGATTGCACAACCAAATGCAAATGCTTTCTTTTTTCCAAATAAGCAGACACGCAACTGGTTGCCATATGGAACTGAAACAGATTGGAAGTTACAGCTCAGAGTTACTGTTGACATCAATGAACTTGACTATATTTACAGCGAGAATATTGTTATCAAAGATTATGATTCAGATCCTGCAATTGATCAGACAATGGATTTGGAAGTGGTTAGCACATCTCAAGTGGTTTCTGTAGTTGTCGAAGGTGAGTTACATAAGGTTAGTGCGTATCACACAATCAATACTGCAGATGTTTGGGATCAAGCTAATGTATGGGGGATGATTACAATAGAACCAACAGAGGCTGCACCTCGATGGATATGTTCTACTGTAGTGCCTTATGATAATAACCTGGCAAATCCGTTGACTCCGATTACTGGATTATATGCTGACTTATCATTCCCTACTCCACAGGTTGCATTGATTGAGTGTTACTTTAATCCAAACAATGTTAACTTATCCAATGGTGTTAAATTTACTTCAAAAATAAAAGGCTGCTATGTGTGATTGCATTAATATAACGTTTCAATCTGGTACTTATTCAACACTTTATTTCGAGGTTGATGCATCCGGTACCTATAATGGATTCAATACATTTGAGTTTACTTACTTTGGTAATACTTATTACATCTGGTTTGATGGTATTGAAACATGGTTTATAACAGATTTAGTTGGGGGTGGAACTTACATTGATAGCTTAAAGACAAGTGATCCATGTCCATTAGGTGATCCATCTCAATGGCTTTCCTTTGCTGTGACAACTGAGACAAAAGCTTGCGAATGTGCTAAGAATGAGGACAGAATGTATTTTGATTACAAGTCAATTAAGATACCAGGTGTTTGTCCTCCACAGGATAGAGGCTTTGAGGAGTGTTGTTGTGAGGAGTTGGTCCTTGCTAAGTCCACATCAAACAGCTGGGAGACAGATAAAACAAGTGCATGGATGAAGCTCAGTGATCCTGCAGATACTGTTACATTCAACCTTTATAAAGATGGTGTGTTAACAACTTACACTCCATCAGTGGTTGCCTTCCCTAATGAAACCAATGCTTATTATACTACAATAGAATGGATTGATGTATTGAATGCAGATGGAATTGGATGTTATGAATTGGAAGTACAATATGATATTTCCGGTATTACAGGAACCATCTCATGGGGGAAATATAGACTATTGCCATTCACAATACAGAATGCAATTGCAACAGCCAGATTGAGAGCAAACTTTGATGGATACCATGAGATTGAGCAAATCAATTTCACAGGCTCAGGGATTGAAAGTACTTACAGATTCAATGGATTCATTGGCAACAGGCAACCAAACACTGAGATAGATAATATCATTTACAATAATAGAGAGATGAGGAGAGTGATAAGAGAGAACTTGAATGAGTATGAGATTCTCGTTGATCCATCTTTGAAGTGTGTTACTAAGCCACTTGTTGATTTGTATCTATTAAGTGAGAATAACTTATACATCTCAGATTACAATGCTCACAACCATGACTATTGCATCAATGACCTGCCTGTAATTGTGAGTGAAAGTCCAGAGTTAACATACTATGACTTTGCTCGTAAGGCCTCATTAAAGTGTACGGTTGCAGACAAATTTAAGAACAAAAGAACCTACTACTAAAAACTAAAAAATTTAAGTATTATCTTTGACCAAAAAATAAGATTATGTCAAGTCCATCAGTTTACGAATTAAGCTCAAAAAATGGTAGTGATGCAGTACTTGCAGCTGCCAGTGGTACCTATATTGTCAATAATACATCTACCTATGCGGCTAATCCTGTTAAGGCAATAGTTGTTTTGGAGGATACAATATTTGATTCATTTGCTCATGTTGGTAATGCAGCGGATGTTAAGTCATCTTACATTGCAGCTCCTGGCACAGCATTGAAAGCAGGTGCAATCATTAGACCTATTCAAAGCAAATTATTTAGATCAATTAAATTAACATCTGGTTCTGTCATATTGGTACTATGATAAGTGCATTGAACGTCAAGATAGGTGGAGGAGGAACTGCTCCCATTGGTGCAACCCTAACTAAAACAGGGCAAACTGTATCATATAGAACAGGAGATGATGGAGATCTTGAGGCTGGACGTGCAACATCATTCACTATATTAGGTAGTAAAAATCCATTCAATACTTTTGATAGATTTACTGATGAGCTTGGTGGATTTACATACGCAAATAATATAGTAATTGATTGGAGTACTTATAATGGTTCTACTGTGTTGGGATATTATCGCATTGCTACAGTTGCAGCAAGTTGGAACGCTGCTATTGATGCGGCTCTGGCTTTGTCTATTGGAACATTTACAAGTGGATGGAGGATGCCAAATAAATTAGAAATGGAAAGCATTTGCAATTATGGAACTGCTTTTATTTTGAACTACTCCCCATTTAATTTAAATGCTACAATTTGGATTTCAACTACTTATTTAGCAACAACAACATTAGCTTATACAATGGCTCAATCATGGGTAAACCTAACATCTAAAACAACATCAGGAGCTCGATGGATAGCATGTAGAACTTTCACCGTAACAGGAACAACATTATCATAAATTATGGCAACTTATAAATTCCCTCAATTCAACGTAGAAATTATCAATCCAACAGTAACTGTGACAACAGTTGTTGATAACATCATTGATAAAGTATGTACAGCAAATGTATTACTGACAACTCCATCTGCAATATTTGGTGTTGACTTTGCAGGATATACATATCAAGATGACTGGAATGATCAAGATATCATTGACTGGGTTAATAATGTAGAACTACCAAAGTATGAAGTCAAATGAAAATGTTACCTATCACTCAATTCATAGAAATAATTAAAAAGCAGGGAGCGGTGGGAGTACTTGCCATGTGGTTGGCTTATACTCACTTCGAGGTGCAGGATGTTAAAGCTCGCTTGTATAACTGCTTAGATAAGAATGAGTATTATAACAGAAAACCTATTGAAGAGAAACAGCCACAAGCTCCGATCATAAAGAATGACACTGTTGCTGTGATTGATACTAAAAAGCGTATATTAGCAAAAAAATAATTATGCAACTGACAACTAACTTTAACTTATCAGAGTTCAACAAGCATGGATTTGCTTTGAGTGAAACTGTATTGAGAAACATCCAGGCACTGGCAAACAATCTGCAGGTCCTTAGAGATGAGGTAAAGAAACCAATTAAGATTACAAGTGGTTACAGATCACCAGAACACAATGCAAAAGTTGGTGGAGTAAAAAGTTCACGCCACATCACAGGTGAGGCAGCTGACTTTAAGATTGCCGGCATGACTCCAAAAGAGGTTGCCGCTGTCATTGAGAAACTTATTGCAGCTGGTAAGATGGAAGAGGGTGGATTGGGTACATACAGCACGTGGACACATTTTGACCACAGAGGACATAAAGCAAGATGGGCAAAATAAAATAGTTATGGCAAAGAAAAAAACAGTCAAAATTGACACTGATAATGTAGACATCAACCTTGAAAAGGATGGCACCAACATCAAGCTGGATGTTGACACTAAAAACCTTGACATCTCATACATCAAAGATGAGGTTAACAAAGAGTTTAAATTAGATGGTAAAAATATAGATATTGAAATTTCCAAGACTGCCGAAGGAGTGGAGGTGAAAGTTGACTCTAAAGGCGGTCTTTGGAAAGTCATTGCAAAGAGAGTAGTTAAGTTCATTCTTAGACGTTTCAAGGTAGGAAAATAGTATCTGGATACTTACCATAAGAACAGTTACCGGATCAACGCCCCACCATAGATAGTATCTATGGCCTGAGCCTCCATTAAGGGGGCTTTTTTATGTCTAATTTAAGACATTATTTAGACATAGTTTAGACATGTGTTTAACTAATCGACACTTATCAACAATCAAATGTTAATATTTATTTTGTTCAATTATTTGCATATATGAAAAAAGATATTAACTTTGTCCTATAATAATTAACAAATCAGATATGAAAACAGCTATTAACAGAAAAGAAATGAGAAATGATTACATGGATTTATCAATTTCTCTTTATGATTGTAAAAGTTTATCAGATTTTTACAAAGTACTTCCATTAACACTACCATTTTTGGCAAAATATTCAAGTGAGTTTTTATCAACTTGTTTGATTGAAGATGTTAAAGTAACAGAATTAAGATTGTCAAAATAATAAATATCAAGGGGTGCGGCTTGACAACGCACATTTAATAAATAATCAATAACAAATCAAGTATGAAAAAAGAATTTATCAAAGAATGTAACACTTGCTGTGGCAGTGGAACAATTGCAGCAAATGACTCATGGGATGAGTGTCCATCTTATGACTATTCAGTAACATGTGAGGAGTGTCATGGTGAGGGCCAGATTGAGGATGAGGAGGAAATCATTAAATTTTATTGCAGAATTGAGGATGTTGAGTACATGATTGATGGAATGTTGACTCGCATTAGATTGACATCTGACACATTAAAAGACCTAAGTAAAGGAATGTTCTATGAGTTACTGCCTAAGTATAAGAACAAACTTAATACACAAGCTCGTGGCCTTGCAAGATTAGAAAGTCATTTAGTTAATCTTAAAAATCAATTAGCATGAGCCAAGATCAAAAAGCCATAAGAGATATTTTAATCGTTTCTGGTGCATTATTATTATTTACAGGTGTGTTTATATACATCGGTTTAATTGGATAGCATGAGAGAGCCTAAAATTACACTGGCATATGTCAATGGATGGGATCACTTTGACATGGATAGATACATTAATTATTTAAAAGCATTGAATTATGTGGAAAGTACGTTATCGAGGTTACATCGGAGGAGCATGGAGGATATTAGAAAAGACTGTCAAAGCAGATGCAGAATGGGAGGCTCGAAGGATGAGCAATGTTTGGGAGAAACTAATCATTAAAATTGAGAGGATATGAACCAACACAAAATGTACAGGTGCATCCGGTTAATGGAGCTCCTTCAAGATAAGTCCAGGTGCATCCATACCATAGCAAGGTATCTCAATGTAACTGAAAGGACAGTGTACAGGTATCTCAAGTTATACAGGTCACTTGGATACAAGATAATAAAAGATAAGTTTAATAAAATAATGATACAGAAATGACAATCAATGACCATATTAGACAGCGTTATCCACATGAGCCAACAGATTTGATTGCACGTGATCTGAATATCTCAATTAGGCAGGTTTATAATAGAGCCTATTCAATGGGATTAAAGAAAACAGATGAGTATATTAGAACGCATCAACCTGGATGGGCAGACCTTAAAGAGCGTGGTAAGGGAACCAGGTTTAAAAAAGGTGATACTCCTCACAATAAAGGAGTTCCAATGAGTTCAGATGTTTACGAGAGAGTCAAACATACCATGTTCAAAAAAGGTGGCAAACCTCACAACACACAGCCTGTTGGCACAATCAACTGGAGGATGGATAAGGAGGGCAGGAATTATGCTTACATCAAAATCAAAGACTGTGATTGGAGGTTGATGCATAGAGTAGTATGGGAACAACACAATGGACCAATACCTCCAGGTTATGTCATTAGATTCAAAGATGGTAACACAATGAATTGGGATATTAACAACCTTGAGATGTTACATCAATCTGGCAACATGGAGCTGAACACAATACAAAGATTTCCTGCAGAGATACAGGAGGTAATGAAATTAAATAGTAAACTAAAAAAGAAAATCAATGGCACGAAACAAAATTAATGATCTACGTGATCACCTATTCGCATCTCTTGAGAGATTAGATAATGATGAGCTCACTCCTGAGCAACTCAATTTAGAGATAAACAAAGCAGAGGCAATTGCACAAATTGGAAGTGTGATCATCCAGTCTGCAAAGGTCGAGGTTGACTTCCTCAAAGCAATGGGCAAGGCAGGAACTGAAACAGAATTATTCAAAGATATTGACCAACAAAAACAAATAGCATGACAGTAAAAAACCCAACAAGATTAATCTTAGCTTACAAAGCTATTTATTACACAACTAAATTTAGTTAATATGAAAACAGTATTACAACAAGTATTCTCTGAATTAGAGATATTGCATCCATCATTATTTGATATCCACACTGAAAAGGGTAGACAGTTTGTCAATCAGTTTTGGAAGTTTCTTAAAATGGAGGAAGTTCAAACAATCAACGGATTTTTGAAAGGAGTTGAATTTGCAACAGATGATGATCCAACATGGTCCATCAAAGATGCAAGAGAATATTTTAAAAACAATTTTCACTTACCAATTAAAAATGGCCACAAACATTACAGAGTTTGGTTCCCAGATACCATGGAAGAGGAAGGCGGTTATTGGTGGCATTGCAAGTTAAACAATGAAGGATATCTTTATGATCCTGGATATGATCAAGAGGAATGGAGTACTCTTGAATGGTATCTGCAAAATGGTTACAAAGTAGAGGAGGTGACAAATGGCTGAGGAGGCAAAGATGGCACTGCTATTATTAGCAGTTGGAATAATTATGATTATAACAGGAAAAATATGGAAGAGATAATAAAGTATATTGAAGAGAATAAATTGAATTCAAAAGATAGATACCGGCATCTGGTTTACAAAAGATTTTATTTATCAAACTTACTTCGCAACAATGGATTAACATTACAGGAGATAGGTAAGATATTCAAAAAGGATCATGCAACTATCATGTATGGCATCAAGATTCACAAAGATTTTATGTCAATCAATGACAGTATCTACATTGAGCACACTGAACAGGAGAGATTATTATTTGAAAATTTAGATCATAATTACAGTTTGGTTGATGACATCATGGGATGTTACTCAATCCCAGTGTTGAAAAAAATTAAGTTTAGATTGAGAAATAATCTTTATAAAGAATTAAATTTGGAGAGTCATATTTGATTATTATTATTATACTTACGAAAAGATCCCCTTTGCAAACGAGCTCAGGGGATTTTTTTATGGTCAAAACCGAAATATTTATTTTTTGAAATATCTTGAAAATTTAATTTTTACGGGTTAAAACTCACATTATTAAGTAGTTAGAAAAAAGAAATATTTTTTACCCCTATACGCTCTATGAACGAATAGCAAAAACAAATTATTTTTTTCTGAAAAAAAAGTTTCTATTTTTACAAAGTGCATTTAACAGTTTGATTTTAAATAAGTTACAACCGAAATATTTTAGAAATATTTTTTTTCTGAATATTTCTATTTTTCTATTAAAATTATTTTTAAATTTGCATAGGGGTTTGCGGTTAGCTGCCCAGTAAAAAGGTTACACTGTTCCTTTTCCCCCTATTTTATTTTAACAGTGTATAAAAAAAACAGTTATGATTCTAAAAGACTATGCCTATGATTTACTAATGGATGGATTTAATCCACTTCCATTGAAACACACTAAAGCTCCAAACCTTAAGTCAGGACATCCTTACTTATATGAACTTGTTAATGAAGATCATATTGATAAACTTTTTACAGATGTTGATACTACCAAAATAGGGATAGCCTGTGGTAAGGTATCAGATGGTTTTTATGTGTTAGATTTTGACGCTCATAAGGATGAGCCAATTACAAACATCTTTGAAAGCTATATTAAGATCCCTTACATTCAAGGTCTTATTCAGGAGGGAAAGTTATCCATTTATAAGACTGCAGGTGGAGGATATCACATTTATTTTATCTACAAAGATGAGGTATTGAGTGGTAAAACTTATGCTTACTGGGAGACTAAGTCAGTAATGATTGAGATTAGAGGTAATGGTCAGTATGTTTGTTGTTGGCCAAGTGCAGGTTATGATCATATCATGGGGCCAGAGTATGTTAAGCTCACTGCATTGGAAGGGATTGATGAGGTGCAGACTATTCAGGATTTTGCTCACTCATTTAATAAGTACAAAGAGATAGTATCTAAGTCAAAACGAACAGATCCAAATAAGAAATGGGCAGAGTCATGGAAGGATACCACACCGGATGGAAAATATAACCTTGAATTTCAATCAGAGGCTATTGATTTACTTGCAAAAGCAGGCTGGCAGTATTGTGAGACCAGAAATGATGATGTACAGTATTGGACCAGACCAAATAAAGATATTAAAGAGGGGTTCTCTGCTACATTTGGACATTATACAGGGATGTTTTATATCTTTTCAGAGGATCTATCCTGCCAACCATTTACAGCAAGGCAGGCCTATTCCCCATTTAACATCCTCACTGAGTTAAAGTATGATGGTGACTGGAAGAGAGCAAAGGATGAGCTTCGCAAGAGGTTTAACATGGTGGATAATGAGGAGTTTTGGAGTAAGAATGAGAAAGGTAACTATTCATTGAATAATAAACGCTTTAAAGACTTCCTTGAGTCACATGATTTCTTTAAAAACTCACCTAATGAGGGCAGTACATTTGATTTTATTCAGAAACAAGGTATATTTTTAAAGTTAATCTATGAAAAGGACATCAAAGATTTTGTCATTGAGTGGATTGAAGAGAATCAATGTGATGAGGGAGTGTTCAATCTAATGACAGGTAACTTGAAATTCTTTAAAAGAGACTATCTAAGCCTATTAAAATCAAAACCTATTGATGTTTTGAAGGATACTAAGGATGAGTGTTACTTATTTTATAAGAATTGCATTGTAAAAGTGACCAAAGACAATAAAGAGGTAATAAGTTATTCAGATGTAAACATGGCAATTTGGAGAGACCAGGTGATTAACAGAGATTATTATCCAACTGATCACCATTTGTCTGAATATAGAACGTTTATCTGGAAGATTGCCGGTCAAGATGAGAAAAAATATAAGGCATTTGAGACTGTAATTGGTTATTTACTGCACTCATTTAAGACAAACAGCAATAACAAAGCTATAATATTCAATGATGAGGTAATTTCTGACAGCCCAAATGGAAGATCCGGGAAGGGATTATTTTGGAATGCACTCAAACAACTCCGAAAAGTACAAGCATTAGATGGTAAAACCTTTGATTTTAACAAATCATTCCCTTATCAAAGTGTATCAACAGACTGTCAAGTGTTAGTATTTGATGATGTTAGAAAGTCATTTAACTTTGAGAATCTATTTAGTGTCATAACAGAGGGGATTACAATAGAGTACAAAGGTAAGGACAGCATTAAATTGGATGTAACTGAGTCACCTAAAATTATAATCACAACCAATTACACCATCCAGGGAGATAGTGCCTCATTCAATGCCAGAAAATATGAGGTTGAAATGAGCTCTTATTTCAATGACACTTATACTCCCATAATGGAATTTGGACATGAGCTATTCAATGAATGGTCAGATGATGAGTGGGCCAACTTTGACAACTATATGATGGAATGTATTAGCATATATCTTAAAGAGGGCTTACTTGACATGCCATTAAAGAATCTTGACTACAGAAAATTGATTGATCAGATAGGTAATGAAATGAATATCTTTTTTGCTGGCCTTGTAAAGAATGAATATATAAGTATCAAATCCACTTATGATAACCTAATGGATAACTTCCCAGAGTTAAGGAAAAGAAATATAAGTCAAAACTTAATGACTCGAAATCTAAAAAAATACTGTGAGTTCAATAAGTTTATTTTTGAAACATCCTACTCAGGAGGTATTGGTAAAATGATAATTAGAGAGCCAAACAAAGAGGAAAAACCTGCAGATGTTTGGGATAATATTACACCTATAAACGAAACACCTTTTTAATATGAAAACTTATGTAATAGATTTAGATTTAAATGAGCAATTATCTTATGAAGATTGGAGAAATGAATGGATTTTATACAACTGTGATAAGGAACATTATTATGAACATGTTTACAAACTAAGTGAAACAGGCAGGATAATGTTATACAAACAATGTCAAACATGTGGAATAAAATCAACTGGTGGATCATTAAAACATTCAGAGGTTGAAAATTTAAAAGAAAAAATATCAAATAATCAAATTAAAAAATTTAGTCAATCATTAGAGGATAATGGACCATCTTATAATAGATATTTTAATGAATATTCAAAACCATTCCACGAGAAAAAAAAACAAAAACAGCAAGAGGAGTATCAAAAACAATCACAAGAAAAAAGAGATACCTGGTTTAAAGAACATAATGAGTATTTACAAACACCACAATGGAAGAGTATAAGACAAAAAGTCTTAAAAAGAGATAATTATCTATGTCAAGGTTGCCTTGAATCTCAAGCAACAGAAGTACATCATTTGACTTATGCTAATTGGAAAAATGAATTAATGTTTGAATTGATATCAGTTTGCTATAATTGTCATCATAATAAAATACATAAAAATGAAACGATCTAACAAAGACAAACTCAATGCACTCATGATGGAGAGCTTGAAACTGAAATACCCAAACATGCCAGAGGCTTACATCCCTAAAACAGAATGGAATGATAACAATGCCAATGCCTTGACAAAATGTGTCATTGCATGGATCCAGTTCATGGGAGGTCAAGCAGAGAGAATCTCATCTCAAGGTCAGTACAGGGAAGGAGCTAAGATACAAGTTGGCTCAGGTATGATGGCTCACACAAAACAACTCCCCGGCAAGTGGACACCTGGGCAAAGCACCAAAGGAACTGCAGACATCTCTGCAACTATAAGAGGGCGGTCAGTTAAGATTGAGATTAAGTATGGGAAGGATAGACAATCAGATGCACAAAAGGAATAT